AGTGTATCACGGTTCGTGACAAAAGTAAAGAACTTTTTAAAAAATATGTTGACAAGTGTCACGGTATGTGTTAATCTTAACTTGTCACGAACTGTGTCACAAAAATGAAAGGAGGCGATTTGATGAACTGTTGTCGAGAAGATATAGCTCAAAGGCTCATATTACTCAGAGGAAAAAGAACCCGCGAAGAAGTGGCAAAAGCGGTTGGAATAAGCCTGTCAGCAATGGCGATGTACGAAAACGGGTATAGGATTCCTCGCGACGAGACAAAAATAAAGCTTGCCAATTATTACGGAGTAAGTGTTGAGCAAATTTTTTTAATCATCAATGACACATATCGTGTCATTGGCTGCGAAAGAAAAAAAGATGGGCGGAAAACGAGGCGGGGGAGAAAAACAAAAAATCCATATTACATCAATTAAAAGGAGGTGTTCATCCGTGTTTAAATACGGTTTTACGGAATTCGGTAAAGATGTCAAAAAGCGTCTGATAGACCTGGATAAATCGCAGGAGTGGCTCATATCGCAGCTCAACCGGGATACAGGGCTCTTTGTAGACAGCAGTTACCTCAACCGGATTCTTACCGGACGCTGCAACAGCGAGAAGATCATCGCATCAATATCAAAAATACTCGACCTTTAAGGGTCAAAGAAAGGGAGGATAAACGGCATGGCAACGGTGCGATCATATAAAGTTTATCAGCCGTACACCAGCGAGTCGGAAGTGCCGGTTGTCTGCGGCATACCGGAGATGTGCCGGCTGTTCCAACGCAGCGAACCGGCTATTAGGGCATGGTGCCGCGAAGGCAAACTGCCCGCGTATCAGCTCGGGGGACTGTGGTTCGCGAACAAAGCAGATTTGCTCAATCTGCCGAAACTTACGCAGTGAAAAAACAGAAAGGAGACACCAAAATGACAAAAGGATTTTTAACGATTGCCGCAGTACTGGCTCTTGTCCTGCTATTTGCGGCGGCAGCGGTTCCGGAGGAAATCGCGATACCGGAGACAGAACCGATTATCGCGCCTGAGCTGACGGTACCGGCGCAGATACCCACAGCACGCTACCAGTTGACCGCAGAGGAGCGCGAGCTCGTATGCCAGGTTGTTATGGCAGAATCGGGAACAGAGCTGTTTGACGGTAAAATGGCGGTCTCACAGTGCATTTTAAATGCGTGTGAAAAGACCGGCAAGCGCCCCGCGGAGGTAATCACAGAATACGGTTACACCGACCGCAGGGTAGAGCCGAACGCCGAGACGAGGGAAGCCGTCGCTGCGGTCTTCGATGCCGGTGAGACAGTAACGGACGCGAAGATACTTTTCTTCTACGCACCGGATCTCGTGAAAAGCGCGTGGCATGAGTCGCAGACATATGTTTGTACCATCGGCGGGCATAAATTTTTTGAGGGGGCTTAATTCATGGATATTAAAATAGGCGATTTTGTAAAAGGCATAACAGATGACTACGTTATTACAAACACGAAAATGACGCGAGGCGTAGTTACTGATATCCGCGGTGGAAGCATAGTGGTGCGAGTGTTAGACCACGATGACGGCGACACCGGCGTATATACAGTAGACCCGGAAAAGTTTGAGGTTATAGGTCATCAAAAACAGTTTGACCGCGCGGAAGTGTTAAAACTTTTGGAGAAGGGCTGTAAAGCAATCTTAGATTATGACCTCAGGGGCGCAGACCTCAGGGGCGCAAACCTCAGGGGCGCAAACCTCAGCGACGCAGACCTCAGGGGCGCAAACCTCAGGGGCGCAGACCTCAGGGGCGCAAACCTCAGGGGCGCAAACCTCAGCGACGCAGACCTCAGGGGCGCAAACCTCAGCGACGCAGACCTCAGGGGCGCAAACCTCGATTATTCTTGCTATCCGCTGTGGTGCGGTAGCCTGCATCTCAAAGCCGATAAGCGGCTTGCTTGTCAGCTCGCGTATCATCTGTGTTCAATGCAGTGCGATGACGCAGATTATATCAAAATGCGCAATTCTATTCTCGGTTTCGCGAATCAATTCCACCGCGTGGACGAGTGCGGTGAGCTGGAAGAGAGGGAGATATAACTATGGCATTAAAATTTGCAATTCAGACGGCGCTTGAATTTGTAGCGGTCATACTTATCATCTATGGATTTTGGCATGAGGACAAGCTCATAGCCTTCGAGGACGACCTCAAAGCAAAATTTTTAAACAGAAAGGAGACAAAACGCAATGGGAAACCAGACAACTAAAAGCCCGTTCGATGTGCAGATTCTCTCTGCCAGGCTAAAAGACTTGATGCGCGAAAGCGTGCCGAAAGTAACACAGAAAGACCTTGCCGCGGCACTCGGCACCGCGCCTAACATGGTATCGGCATATATGCGTGGCAAGAGCTGTCCGTCACTGCCGATGGCGGTGAACATAGCGCAGTATTTTGATGTGTCAATTGATTATCTCGCCGGCTTGACCGACCAGCGGCAGCAAGTAATCGTGTCCGCACCGCCGACTACACCGACGCCGACGCCGAAGCGCGGGCGAGACCCGTGGCGCAAAATGGCGGTCTGCAACAGCTGTGACTGGCGCAGACGCATGGCAGCTCCGTGCGGCGACTGGGACGGCACAGCGTGCATGTACACCCACGAGACCGGCATTTTTCGCGAATCGCCGCCGACGGAAGACGGCTGCGCATATTATAAAAGCCGCCAACGCTGAGTGGGCAGCGAAGACGGCAAAGGTAAAACCTCAACATCATGATAACACGAAGGGAGACTAATGTCAAATGAAGATAAACAGCCTTGAGCTCGAGAATGTAAAGCGCATTAAGGCGGTCAAAATCGAGCCTACCGAAAACGGTCTGACCGTGATAGGCGGACGTAACGGTCAGGGAAAGACCTCAGTGCTCGACAGCATTGCATGGGCGCTCGGGGGCGATAGATTCCGTCCGTCAGAGCCGCAGCGTGAGGGTTCTGTACTGCCACCCAATCTCAAAATCACGATGGACAGCGGCATAATAGTGGAGCGCACCGGAAAGAACAGCACATTGAAGGTTACAGACCCTACAGGCCGAAAAGGCGGTCAACAGCTTATAAACGAGTTTATTTCTCAGCTTGCGCTTGATTTGCCGAGGTTCATGACCGCATCAAACAAGGAAAAAGCCAACACACTTTTGCGCATAATCGGCGTTGGAGACAGGCTCGCACAGCTTGAGCACGACGAGACGGAGCTCTACAACAAGCGCCACATGATTGGACAGATAGCCGATCAGAAACTCAAGTATGCCAGAGAGATGACGGAGTATCCGGATGTACCGGAGCAGCTGATTTCCGCATCCGAGCTTATCAAACAGCAGCAAGGTATTATGGCGCATAACGCCGAGAATAAGCGTAAGCGTGACCGAGTCGCTGAGATACAGCATCACTATGACGCCGTCAACAGCAAAATAAACGGAATCCAGGCTGAGCTTCAACGTCTTATGACGGAGCAGCAGAGCCTTATGGATGACCTCAGAATCGCGCACATGGAGACGGAGCACCTCGAGGATCTGAGCACCGCCGAGCTTGAAGAGGACATTGAAAATGTTGAGAAAATCAACATTAAAATCCGTGCCAACCTTGAAAAAGAGAAAGCTGAAGAGGATGCGAAAGCGTATCAGACTCAGTACAGCCAGCTGACGAACGAGCTTGAAGATGTCAGGCAAAAGAAAACCGACTTGCTCAAGTCCGCACAGCTTCCGTTGCCAGGGCTGTCGGTCAAGGATGGCGAGCTGACATACAACGGCTTCAAGTGGGACAATATGTCCGGAGCGGATCAGTTCAAGGTTTCCACGGCCATCGTGCGCAAGCTCAACCCCAGTTGCGGGTTTGTGTTGCTTGATAAGCTCGAGCAGATGGATCTTGACACTCTTGCTGAGTTCGGCAAATGGCTTGAGTCTGAGGGGCTGCAGGCGATAGCAACGAGGGTCAGCACCGGCGATGAATGCAGTGTCCTTATAGAGGACGGATATGTGGTGAACGAACCGACGGAGACTAAAAAAGCATGGAAGGCAGGACAGTTTTAATGAACATAACATCAGGAATAATCGAAGATGCACAGCGGGTCATAGTTTACGGTCCGGAGGGAATCGGCAAATCAACCTTTGCTTCCAAGTTCCCGGGCGCGATTTTCATCGACACGGAAGGCAGCACAAAGAGGCTGAACGTTAAGCGTTTTGACAAACCGAGCAGTTGGACGATGCTTTTCGAAGAGGTCAAATATGTTCGCGATCACCCCGAACTGTGTATGACGCTTGTCATCGACACAGCGGACTGGGCAGAGCAGCTTGCAAGTAATCATATATGTTCCGTAAATCACAAACAGAGCATTGAGGACTTCGGATACGGCAAGGGCTATACAAAGCTCTACGAAGAGTTCGGCAGACTTCTTGACCTGCTCAATGAGGTTATATCAAAAGGTATTAACGTCGTGCTGACCGCTCACGCCAAAATGCGTAAGTTTGAGCAGCCGGACGAGCTCGGCGCATACGACCGCTGGGAGATGAAACTTTCAAAAAATGTCGCGCCGATCGTAAAAGAATGGGCAGACACGGTTCTCTTCGTCAATTATAAGACGTTCGTGATAAAGGACGAGAAGACCGATAGCAGAAAGGCACAGGGCGGCAGAAGGGTAATGTATACCAATCATCATCCCTGCTGGGATGCGAAGAACAGATACGGGCTGCCGGACGAGGTCGATTTCAATTTCAGCGTCATCGCACCGTTTATTCCGTCTTCCGGTGCATATGTCGCAGCGGCGCCGGAAGATAAGCCGCAAACAGAAGCGTTGCCTGACTCGCCAAAACGCAGCATAGAGGAGCTCAAGACAAAAATCGACGAGTTTACCGCCGATGCCGACGCCGACACCGATAAGCTCACCGCGTCCGTTGAGCCGAACTCCGACTTACCGGCAGCGCTACGTGAACTCATGGCGGCGAACAATGTTACCGAAGATGAGCTTAGAAATGCAGTAGCGTGGAAAGGTTACTTCACTGCCGACACACCGATTCTCAATTATGGCGAAGCTTTCATTAACGGCTGCCTTATCGGCGCATGGGAGCAGGTCTACGATATCATCGTCAATCATATAAGAAAATTTTAAATAAAAAGGAGTATTAACTATGAACGAAAACTACAATACCAACAGAAACGACGCCCTCGACTGGGACAGTGTAATCGAAGCCGAAAACGAATTTGTACTGTTGCCGGAGGGCGAGTACGAGTTCACGGTCAAAAGCTTTGAGCGCGGCTATTTCAACGGCTCGGAGAAAATGTCTGCCTGCCCGAAGGCAGAGCTTACGCTTCAGATAGACGCGCCGCAGGGCACAGCAATCGTCAAACATAATCTTTTCCTCTCGCGTAAAACAGAAGGGCTTGTGTGCGCGTTTTTTATCAGTATTGGTCAGAAGAAACACGGCGAACCTCTGAGAATGAACTGGGCGCAGGTTGTAGGTTCAAAAGGCCGCTGCAAGATAGGGCAGAGGCTTTACAACGATAATTATTACAATGAGGTCAAGAAATTCCTTGAGCCGGACGAATCCACTCAGCGTCCCGCTTTCACTCCGGGGAATTTTTAATCCTTGGACGCGAGACCTTATCAGCTGGAGGCAGAACGGGCAATATTCAACGAGTGGGCGAGCGGTAATAACCGCACATTGCTTGTCCTGCCGACCGGCACCGGCAAAACAGTCGTTTTCGCTAATGTTGCGAAGCAGTGTGTTCAGAACGGTGAGCGGGTTCTTGTGCTCGCTCACCGCGGCGAGCTGCTTGAACAGGCGGCGGACAAAATACTGAAATTTACCGGCTTGATGTGTGCCACAGAGAAAGCCGAAGAAAGCTGCCTCGGCAGCTGGTACCGTATAACCGTCGGCTCGGTGCAATCTTTACAGAGAGAAAAACGGCTCGAACAGTTCGACAGCGACTATTTTAACGCCATAATCATCGACGAGGCGCATCACTGTCTTTCCGATGGTTATCAGCGCGTGCTTGAGCACTTTGGAGACGCGCATGTCTTAGGCGTCACCGCTACGCCGGACAGAGGCGATATGCGCAATCTCGGCACATACTTTGATTCCCTTGCTTATGAATACACTCTTCCGCAGGCTATCAAAGACGGTTATCTTGCGCCGATAAAGGCTCTTACAATTCCGCTGAATCTCGACCTGACGGGAGTTGCAATGCAGAACGGAGATTTCAAGGCGGCCGATATCGACAACGCCTTGGATCCGTATCTGTATCAGATTGCCGACGAGATGATAAAGAACTGCAGGGAGCGCAAAACAGTCGTGTTTCTGCCGCTTATAAAGACCTCGCAAAAATTTCGGGATATTCTGAATGAGCGCGGTTTCAAGGCTGCGGAAGTCAACGGCGGAAGTCAGGACAGAGCGGAGATAATCGAAGCGTTTGAGCGCGGCGAATATAATGTGCTCTGTAACTCCATGCTCTTGACGGAAGGCTGGGACTGTCCGGCAGTCGACTGTGTCATTGTATTAAGACCAACAAAGGTCAGAAGCCTATACAGCCAAATGGTTGGGCGCGGAACGCGCCTTGCACCCGGCAAAAAGGATCTTCTGCTGCTCGATTTCTTGTGGCATACAGAGCGCCATGAACTTTGTCATCCTGCTCATCTGATATGTGAAAACGAAGAGGTCGCAAAAAAGATGACGGAGAATATCGAAACGGCAGGTTGTCCGGTTGATATTGAGGCTGCCGAGCAGCAGGCCGAGAGCGATGTCGTCGCTCAGCGTGAAGAAGCTCTTGCGTCGCAGCTCAAGGAAATGAGGAAGCGCAAGCGCAGACTTGTAGACCCGCTGCAGTATGAAATGTCGATTTCCGCGCAGGATCTTTCAAGCTATGTTCCGGTGTTCGGTTATCAAATGTTACCGCCTAGCAAAGAACAAATTGATGCATTGGAGAAATGGGGTATACTTCCCGATAATATTGACAATGCAGGCAAAGCAGCGAAACTTCTTAATTGTCTTTCAAAAAGAAGAGACGAAGGATTGGCTACTCCACGACAAATTCGGTGCCTTGAACGATATGGCTTTAAGCATGTAGGCACATGGACTTTCGATGCTGCCACAAAGCTAATAGAGCGTATAGCTTCCAACTCATGGCGAATACCTCACACGATTTCCCCGGATGGCTATATTCCTGAATAAAAAGAGCAGGAGAAATCATATCTCCTGCTCGGCTTCGGCTTCCATTTCCATTATATCCCCGGGTTGAACATTTAATGCCACACAAATTTTTTCAATCACTTCTGTAGTCACAGTTTCACCTTTTGAAAGTTTGGCTAAAGTGGGCGATGATATTTTGGCTTTTGTAAGCAAATCAGTTTTTTTCATGCCCCTGCGTTGTAATATGTCAAAAAGCTTGTAATATTTAATCGGCATAAAAGCACCTCCTATTTATTAGTATAGATTAATTTAAAACAAAAGTCAACTAAATTTTGTTAGCGATTGTTAATTTTTTTCTTGACTTCTTAATTAATATATGCTAATCTTTTGTTAGCGATAGTTAATAAAACTAAGCTAAAACTAACACAAGGAGCGCATGTTATGAAAAAAACAGCATTCGAACGAATTACGGAGTATGAAACAGCGGTAATAGAATTAGAAAGAGCCGAATCTCTTTTAGCTCTACTTTATGAAGAAATCGATGAGGCAATTTCAGCGTCATTGTCAAAAGAAACTTGGAAAAGCCAGTACTGTTGTGATAGGGCTTCGATTTCTGAAGCGTTGGCTACGGCTGTTTCGCAAAACATATCAGCGGTAAAAGATGCTTTAAGTAAGCTTATAAAGGAGGAACGATAATGAGTACTAAAGGATTAATAGATTTAACGGGACTTAGATTTGGCAGGCTTTATGTTGTTAAACGCGCTGAAAGGAATATTGGAAGTCATTCGGCTTGGCTTTGTAGATGTGATTGTGGTAGCGAAAAAATAATAAGAGGGGATCACTTGCGGTATGGAAAAACAATTAGTTGCGGTTGCTATGAAAACGAGGCACGAGCTAATGGAAATAACACAAAACACGGTGGCAAAGGAACGAGACTTTATTCCATTTGGAGCGGTATGATTAAACGCTGCAATAATAGTAATTGTAAATCCTATTACAATTATGGTGGTAGGGGAATAAAAGTTTGTGATGAGTGGAAGAAATCTTTTAGCTCATTTCGCACATGGGCACTTAATAACAGCTATAATGACGAGCTGTCTATCGACCGAATAGATGTTAATGGCGATTACGAACCACTGAACTGTCGATGGGCTACAGCCAAAGAACAAGCCAATAATAGAAGACCAAGGAAAGACCGGAGGCAATGACGATATGACAGAAGAAAAGCTCGACCTGAAAGAGCTGATAAAATACATAGACCCGGCTGCTTGCACATATTCCGAATGGGTGGAAGTCGGCATGGCGCTTAAGCATGAGGGATACAGCTGCGATGACTGGGATGAATGGTCCCGACCGGACAAGCGCTATCATTCCGGCGACTGTGAAAAGAAGTGGCAGACCTTTAACGGCGCCGCTGCACCGGTTACGGCGGGGACTATCGTTCAGATGGCAAAAGATAACGGCTGGCATTTTCAGGCAGATGACGGCGCGCTTGACTGGAACAGCGTTATCGGAGAACAAAAGGATGATCTTGTTCTTGTCGACAAAAGCTGGATTGAAGGCAAGGAGTTGAATATTCCCGACAAATGGAATCCCGTAGAGCAGATTACCAAATATCTCGAAACGCTCTTTGAGGCGGGGGAGACGGTCGGTTATGTCACCGAAAGCTGGGAAAAAGACAGTAAATACCTGCCGACGAAAGGCGTGTATACCAGGACTGCGGGAGAGCTTATAGAGGCTCTGAGCAAATGCGAGGGCGACATAGGTCGCGTAATAGGCGATTGCAAGCCGGAGGCGGGGGCGTGGATACGCTTCAATCCTCTGGACGGCAAAGGCGTCAAAAATGAAAATGTAACGGAGTTCCGATATGCTCTGGTCGAATCCGATACGACCGACATCACCCATCAAAACCAGATAATACGCGAGCTCGAGCTGCCGATTGCCTGTCTCGTTTATAGCGGAGGAAAGAGTCTGCACGCCATTGTACGCATCGATGCCGCGAACTTTGACGAATACCGCAAGCGCGTTGATTACCTCTATGACGTGTGCAAGAAAAACGGCATAGATATCGACCGCCAGAACAAAAATCCGTCGCGGCTGAGCCGTATGCCGGGCGTTGAACGCAACGGAAAGAAACAATATCTGCTTGATACCAACATCGGCAAGAGCTCATGGAACGAATGGAAAGAATGGATTGAAAGCATAAACGACGACCTGCCGGATCCGGAGAGCGTCGCCGATGTGTGGAACGACCTGCCGGAGCTTGCGCCGCCGCTTATAGACGGAGTTCTGCGGCAGGGACACAAAATGCTTGTCGCAGGACCGTCAAAGGCCGGCAAGTCTTTTGCGCTGATAGAGCTGTGCTGCGCCATAGCCGAGGGGCGCGAATGGCTGGGCTTCAAATGTACCCAGGGCAAGATAATGTATGTCAATCTCGAGCTTGACCGTGCGAGCTGTCTGCACCGTTTTAAAGATGTCTATACAACGCTCGGCTGGGCTGCGGAAAACCTACATAACATCGATGTGTGGAACCTGCGCGGCAAATCCATTCCGATGGATAAACTCGCGCCGAAGCTCATCAGACGCGCCGCAAAGAAAAACTATATCGCCATTGTCATTGACCCGATTTATAAAATCATCACCGGCGACGAAAACAGCGCAGATCAGATGGCGCATTTCTGCAACCAGTTTGACAAGGTCTGTACCGAGCTCGGGTGTGCGGTTATCTACTGCCACCACCATTCAAAAGGCGCTCAGGGCGGCAAGAGGAGCATGGACAGAGCGTCCGGCAGCGGAGTGTTTGCCCGCGACCCCGACGCGCTGCTCGACCTCATAGAGCTTGATATAACCGACGGTATCCGCAAACAGCAAGAGGACAAGGCGCAGTGTGAAATCTGCCTTAAATGGATGCGCCGCTTCAAGCTGCCGGAACCGTCGCAGGACGAAGAGAATACCGCGCACGAGCTGCTCAAAATGTGCGGCGAGAGTCTGTCTCCGGCATCCCGCGATCTTATGCTTGCCGAAGTCAGAACAGCGTGGAACAGCATAGAGCAGCGAACCGCGTGGCGCGTCGAGGGCACCCTGCGTGAGTTCCCGAAGTTCGCTCCGGTCAATCTTTGGTTCGATTACCCCGTGCATCGGATAGATGATACCGGCGTGCTGGAGGATATAAAGCCGGAAGATGATAGACCGGCGTGGAACAAGACCTGGCAGAAAAATTTTAAAGGTAAAAAAGATTCTAAAGAGCGTCAAAGAGATCGTTCTGCAAGTATCGAAACAGCTTTTAATGCTTGTAATATGGATGGTCGAGTAACTGTAAAAGAACTGTCGGAATATATGGGTAAGTCTGAAGATACGGTTCGCAGACATTTAAAAGAATCACAAAAATTTTGGATTGAAAACGGTGAAGTTGGCAAAAAGTGAGAGCCGCAAAGTCGGTTTTTTGCTTCTGCGTCTCGGAGCCGCAAAAACGGTCAAAAACCGAAAATGCGTTTCGGAGCCGCAAAATCGGAAAAAGACCGTGTTTGCGACAGACGCACGCAAACATATATATCTACGATATATATGCGTTTGCGTCTGTCCGACGTCTAAGGGCGTAAAGTGTGGCGGCTTGAAGCTGCCGCCGCACACAACTTTTCGCCTGCCTTAGACAAAAGCAAATTTTTTAAAATTTTGAAGAAAGGAAACTGAAATGACAACTGAATTTTTCATGCCGATGCATCCGCCCACGGTAACGCATCATGACAAAAAGATAACCGTCAAAAACGGTAAGGCGATAATGTACGATTCAACCGAGCTGAAAGCGGCAAAGGGGAAGCTGACGGCACACCTGGCAGCACATATTCCGCAGGAACCGTATTCAGGCGCGGTCAGGCTGATGGTCAAATGGTGCTTCAGCAATACAGGGACTAAGCACAGAGACGGGGAATGGAAAACCTCGAAGCCCGATACGGACAATCTCGAGAAAGCCTTGAAAGACTGCATGACCCGGCTGCGCTTTTGGAAGGACGATGCGCAGGTCGCATCGGAGATCAGCGAAAAGTTTTGGGCTGTCGTGCCGGGAATTTATGTGAGAATCGAGGAGCTGCCATGCTGAAACAAATAACACAGGAAGAGACCAACAGGCGCTACATACGGGAGCGGACGAGCGACCGGGACACACGCTGCCTGAGATGTTATTACTGCTGCAAGATATTCGAAGCAGATGATAATGACCGGCACGACTGTCCGCGATGCGGCCGAGAACTCATTGAAATGGGATTTTTGAAAGTGAGTGATGGCAGTGCCTGAGATGTGCCCGGATGAGCATTGTGTGTTTCTCATCCAGACCGGCGGAGAAAAGCCTCTGTGCCCGTTTTGGCATTGTCTGAAGCCGGAGATTGAAAAGCACGACAAAACCCGAGAGGAGGCTGTTAAATGACGCTTGAAGAGCTGTCACAGCTATACTACCTTGACAAGGAGATAGAGCTTGACCGTGAGAGGCTTGCGGAACTGCGGGCAAATTTGCTCTGCCCGAGGTCGCCGAACTACGACGGTATGCCGCATAGCCCGAACCCTGAGCCTGCGCTTGAACGCTGCATAGCGGAGATAACGGATCTCGAAGCTATAATCCAGGCTAAAATCGAGCAGCGCATATATGAGCGCAGCCGACTTGAGCGCTACATATCGGATATTCCCGACAGCCTGACCCGGCAGATATTCACGCTGCGCTTTATCGAGGGACTGACATGGGAAGATGTGGCGGCAAAGGCTGGCGGTAATAACACCGCGAAGAACTGTAGCAATATTTGTTATCGCTATATTCGGCAAAGTTGAGGACAATGAGGAATTCATTTCTGTTAGCATTAGGATGAAGAATGTTACCGATATTCTATTCTTCATTTTTATGTCCCCTTTCACACACGCCTGCCCCGCGGCGTCATAAATAGCGGGGTCTTGAAATGTAAAAAGCAAAGACGGTGCGAAATCGCGACGCCTGCATGACTTATTCGTTTTTGATTCGTATGATGATCTCTTTGCGGTCAAGGTCAACGACCTTTTCGAGCTGCACACCGGTTTCGGTAAAGCCGCATTCTCTTGCTTCGGCAGAGCCGATGTTGATAGTGTAGCTTGTGATATGACCGTGGTTTCCGCGCTTAGGGGACAATTTGATTGGTTTTACTGTCATCTTAGACATCCTTTCTCGCAAGAATTATGATTGCGCACACGCTGCATATGGCTGCAAAAACGCTGATGATAATGCCAGGTATGTAACCGACGAATCTCGATATGCACCAAAGCGCCATGCTTGTGACGATGAAAATGATTGCAATAACAGTACTTGATTTTTTCATAATTCCTGCATATAATAAGAGCGGAATGTTGAGCGAGATTTTCACTCGCCCACGCCATGTGGGTTTTCCTTCTTTTTTGCAGGTCTTGATAAGTTCAATTATAATAGATAATATCCTGCAAATTGAAGTGATCAACTCATAAGTTGACATATGCATTACTCCTTTCATGGGGACTCGCGGGATTCGCTAGATGCTACTAGTTGTGCTCGCTGTACCCCTATTATAGCGTAGAGTAACGCTATGTTTACCAAAAAAATTAAAAAAATTTTTTATTTTTTTACACCCGAAAGGGTGTTTTTTTATTTCAAGTTATTAGGAGGTGAACCCATGACCGACAAGCAAAGGCGGTTTGCAGATGAGTATATCGTCGACTGCAACGCGACAAGAGCATACAAGGCTGCTTATCCACGGATAAAATCGGATGATGCTGCGAGAGCCAATGCGTCAAGGCTGCTAACAAATGCTAATGTTAAAGCCTACATCGAAGCAAAACTCGATGAGTTGAGCTCGAAAAAGATAGCCGACGCGCAGGAGGTCATGGAGTACCTCACCGCCGTGATGCGCGGAGACAGCACGGCGAGCGTCGTGGTTGTGGAAGGTCAAGGCGACGGCTGCAGTGCGGCAAAGGTGCTGGATAAGCCTCCGGACGAAAAAGAGCGCCTGAAGGCTGCGGAGCTGCTTGGCAAGCGTTTCAGCCTGTTTAAGGATGGAATTGAAGTCTCCGTCAACGCGCCGCAGATTATCGACGATATAGGAGGCGGCTAATATGGCCGTCAGGTTTACTGACATAATCGCGCCGTCGTTTTATGAAGTACATCGCGATGTGTGTGCCGGGCAGCATACGCATTATGTGCTTAAGGGCGGGCGCGGAAGCACGAAGAGCAGCTATATATCGCTTGAGATCGTCTGCGGAATCATTAAAAACCCGGACGCACACGCGATTGTATTCCGTAAAATCGCAGATACGCTGCGGGACAGCGTTTTTGCACAAATGCTGTGGGCTATTGATAAACTGGGCGTGTCGCAGTATTTTAAAGCGACGGTCAGCCCGATGAAAATCACATATCTGCCGAGCGGGCAAACGATTATGTTTCGCGGACTTGACGATCCGATGAAGGTCAAGTCCATAAAAATCCCGTTCGGATATTTTCGTTATATCTGGTTCGAGGAATGGAATCAGTTTTCCGGGATGCGGGAAACCGATAATGTGCTGCAGTCGGTCATGCGCGGCGGCAGTAAATTCGATGTTTTTTATTCGTACAATCCCCCTGAGTCGCTGCGGGCGTGGGTGAATGATGAGGTGCGCGTAGAGCGCGCCGACCGCCTGGTACATCACAGCACATATTTGACTGTGCCGCAGGACTGGATAGGCGCGCCGCTGCTGTTGGAGGCGGAGCACCTGAAACAGCACTCGCCGGAACGATATAGGCACGAGTTCCTCGGGGAAGTCACCGGCACGGGCGGCGAGGTATTCCGGAACATCAGTATCCGACCCATCAGCAATGAAGAGATTGCGCGGTTTGACCGTATCAGGCGCGGCATAGACTGGGGCTATGCGGTTGACCCGTTTGTTTTTATATCGTGCAACTATGACAAGCCGCGCAGGCGGCTGTACATATACGACGAGATATACGCGGCGGGCATGAGCAACAGACTTGCCGCCGACCGTATAAAATCTCGTGGAGTTGCCGGCGAAATTATCGCAGACTCCGCCGAACCGAAGTCTATAGCGGATATGTATGAATACGGCCTGAGAGTCAGAGGCGCACGCAAGGGTCCGGACAGCGTGAAGCACGGCATAGAATGGCTGCGCGACCTCGACGAAATAATAATAGATCCCGCCCGCTGTCCAAACGCGGCGCGGGAATTTTCATCGTATGAGCTCGAACGGGATAAGGACGGCAATTATAAGGCGAACTATCCCGATAGAGACAACCACACGATTGACGCCACGCGCTACGCCACAGAGAACGACCAGCAGAATGTGAGGGTAACTTAATGATTAACAATATGGACTTGATAAGAGAAAAGCTCGCGTATCACCATACGGCTACGGACGATGAGATTATCAAAACCGTGCTTAAAAATGCGCGGGAAGACCCGGAGTATCTTGCGGCATGCGAGGGACTCCGATATTATCGCGGTATGCAGGACATTCTGCAGAAAGATTTTCGCGAGACGGTCGTTTACGAAGAAGACGAAAACAGCCCGGCGGGCATAAAGCGCGGCGGTGTTAAGATAATCAACGAAAACAATTCGAATCACCACAATGTGCATAATTTCCATGCGCTGATGGTCGACCAGAAGGTCGCGTACATCCTCGGCAAGCCACTTTCCGTCTCTGTTGAGGGCGCAAATGACGGAGCGGACGGTGCAGATGAAAGTCTGAAAGCTTTTGAGGACGCCGTCACCGCAGTGACCTCAGACGAGGCTTTTGTGGACATGCTCCCCGACCTCGCAACAAATGCGTCGAATTGTATCGTCGGATGGCTGCATGTCTATTACTCGGCAGCCGGCAAGCTTTGTTTTGTTGTTATCCCGACGACAGAATGTATTGCCTGCCGCGATATGAGTTATCAGCAGGTGATTACCGACTTTTTCCGCCACTATAAAATAACCGTCGTGCAAAACGGCACAGAGACGGAGCGGGAGCGGGTAGAGTGGTGGACTGCGACAGGGGTAAAACGCTATGTCGAAAACGATGCCGGAGAGTTTGTGCTCGAAAGCAACAGCCCGCACTGGTATAACGAGCAGATAATCAACGACGAGCGCGTTTCGGTTGAGGCGAAGTCGTGGGGAAGAATTCCGTTTGTGCCGCTTTATAACAACTCTGCGCATCAGACCGACCTTTCGCGCATCAAAGGGCTACTTGATGCATATAACCTGATATCTTCTGCGTCGACGAATAATCAGATAGATCTCGTCGAGCTTTACTGGATGATACAAGGATACGGCGGCGAGACCGCGAAAGCGATACAGCAGAAGCTGCAGATAAACAAGGCGGTGTCAATAAGCGATCCGTCCGGCAAGATAAGCGCGGAGCAGGTCACGCTGAATGTCACCGAGCGCCTCGCTTGGCTCGATATGCTGCGCCGGGACATATATCATATCGGACGCGGCATTGATATGAACGATGAAAAGCTCGGCAGTGCGCCGTCAGGCGTCAGTCTGAAATTTCGCTACACCCTGCTTGACCTCAAGGCTGACCCGCTTGTCTCGAAGTTAAAGGTCATGCTGAAAGAGCTGTCATGGTTTATTACGCAGGATATCAACCTGAAGAACGGTACCGACTATGACTATACGCTTATCAAATACGATGTCCACAAGTCGATGATAGTCAATGACGCGGAGACGGTGGATATAATCCAGAAGTCGCAGGGGCTTGTGCCCGATAAGATGCTTTTAGCAAAGCACCCGTTTGTTGACGATGTCGCGCAGGCATATGAGGAGCTGCAGAAGCAGCGCGAGGAAAACGCAAAGATGTTTATCAGCGACGATGACGACAAGGACGATTCCGAAAAGGATGATGAATAATGCGCTCTGATCTCTATTGGGAGGAGCGGGCACTGCAGCGCGAGGAATATGCCCGACGTGCCTCGATGCGGGCTATAAAGACAAAAACAGTCAAGTTATACGCCAAGGCGCAGAAAGACCTCGACGCCCGCATAAATCGGATATTTTCGCGTTATGCGGCAAATGGTGAATTGACGCCGGAAGAGGCTCGGCGGATGCTGAATACCAAAGAAGCAGAAGCGGAATTGGAAGCATTGCGCAAAGAGCTCAATAACATAAAAGACCCGGTCATAAAGAGAAAAGCACTTGCTCGTCTCAATGCGCCGGCATACGCCGCGAGGATAAACCGCCTTGAGGCTTTGAAAGCCAATATCGAGACGGAAACGGCATTGCTTGCCGACCGGGAGAAGCGGGAACTCAAGCGGCTGCTTGAAGACGTGAGCGGGGATACATACTATCGCAGCATATATGACACGCAGATCGGCACGGGATTAGGCTTTGAGTTCTCAGCCCTGTCGAAAGGTGCCGTAAACACCATAGTAAATGACCGATGGAAAGGCGCGAATTTTTCCGACCGTATCTGGCAGAACACATCCGCGCTTGCCAACAGCGCATACGGTATTGTGGCGCGTGGAATTATGACGGGAGCGGGTCCGCAGGTAATGGCGCGCCAGCTCGCCGACGCTATGCAGTCCGGAATGTACAGCTCGATGCGGCTGATACGCACCGAGACGAACCGTGTGCACAACGCCGCTGAAAAAGCGGCATACGAAGAGGAAGGCATAACGGAATACAGATTTCTCGCCACCCTTGACGGGCGCACCTGCGATGTCTGCGGCGCTTTGGACGGCAAGACTTTTCCGGTTTCCGAAGCAAAAGAGGGCATAAACTATCCGCCGCTCCATCCGAATGACCGTTGTACTACGACGGCAGTCATAGAGGGACAAAACCGAGCCGAACTCAAACGCCGGGCATTGGATCCCGAGACCGGGAAAACCGTGCTTATTCCGGCGGAAACGACATATGAAGAGTGGCTTGCGGATAATATAAATCCTCTTACCGGGAAGCTTAAATATTACCCGCCCAAGACTTTGACGCAGGTGTCCTCCTACAACAGAGACCAGTTCGAGCGATATTCGGCAGTCTTGAAAGAAAATGTGCCGGATTCTCTTGATGAATTCTTAAAAATAAAGTATAATGATTCTGAAAAGTGGAAGACGCTTAAAAGGCAATACCGCTTTGTGAATCAATACAAGATAGATTCAGGCAATTTCTCTACTGATGAAATCTTGCGGTTTGATAAAAAGGTTATTTATGAAAAAAGACTCCAATTCACGAGCAAATACAAAAAAAGCGGAAATATTGCCGGAGCATATATCGATGATGATGTCGATAATATGTATTACGCTCACAGCATGATTTCCAAAATATCAGAGGCAAAAGGATATAAGGGAACCAACGAAGTTGTCTTATTAAAAGAGAATAGACGGTTTACATATATAAATGTTCTAAAAGAAAATGGGGAAATTCGTGATAAAACTTATCATGATACAGAAGCAAAGCTTTTTGAACATTTTGCAGATTTATATGAAGAAAAGCCTTTCAAAAAAATCTGTATGCTTTCTGAACGGGGAATGTGTGACAGTTGTAAGGGCGTAATGCAGCAGTTTAAAGATCTTCATCCTGATGTTGAAATAAATGTTGTTTCTAATAAAAGGGTTGAAGGTGATGTCTGGAAAAGGAGGATGAAAACGAAAAAATGACTTGTGATATCAGTTATTCGGATGCGCGCGAAATGTTACAAACCTATAATGATTCGGAAGATGACACCGGGGAAGTGTTGGAACATTCATATTTGTTTCAATTTGACGAATCTATTCTTACTGAGGCCGAACGGCTTAATGTTGTGCTCCCACTGATAAAATGGGAAGTGGACAACGACGACCTCACAGAAGCTATGAGTGATGAGCTCTATCTCTACTATGAGGATTTGCTCAAAGGTCGCCTCGACGGAATACTGGACGAGGAAGAAGCCCCGATTATCATAAAAGACCTCACCGAGAGCTATATAAAAGCTTTCGGAAAAGATACTCTTGACGAAGAGGATCAATAATAAATAACAAGCCGCCAAGCGAAAGCGAGGCGGTTTTGTCATATCACAACATAATAATTACAGCGTTTTGCAGTCAAATGCAAAGCGTTGTTTTTATATCCAAATTTATCCGCCACCCGGAGCAAAATGGTGTCGCGCAATATTGGGACTGGCCAAGTAAAAAGGGAGCGCGGGAAAGGACAGACATGGACTGGCTTAAAGACATTTTAGGCGACGCACACACCGAGGACATCGACAAGAAGATAGCGAGCTATATCGGCAAGAACTTTGTTTCAAAAGCAGATTTTCGCGCCGAGTCCGACAAGGTCAAGAACCTTGAGGGCCAGATAGCAGAGCGGGACAGTCAGCTTGAAGAGCTCAAAAAGGTTGATACCGCCGGGCTGCAGGCAACGATTACACAGCTGCAGAACGAGAACAAGCAGGCTAAGGCTAAGTATGACAGCGATATCGCCGCCATGAAACTTGACTCCGCTATCGATGCCGCTATTACAGCCGCCAAAGGCAAGAACGCAAGAGCTATAAAAGCCTTGATAACACCCGGCAGTGTGAAACTCGACAAAGACGGCAAGCTCGAGGGCTTTGACGATCAGCTCAAGGCAATCAGGGAAAGCGACGCCTATCTTTTTGACAAAGTCGAAACCAGACAGAGGGGCGGAGACCCCGACCACGGCGGCGGAGACCCCGAACCGGGCGAAGCCCCCGAGAACTATGCCGATTATGTGAATTGGCGCAAAAATCAGTAAAAACGGAGGATTTAACAAATGTCAAACAAATTCCTGACTCCTCAGATAGTCGCGAACGAGGCTCTTATGGTGCTCGAGAACAATCTCGTTGCTGCCGACCTTGTTCACAAGGACTATTCCAAGGAGTTCGCACACGTCGGTGATACTATCACCATCCGCAAGCCCGCGAAGTTTTCCGCGAAGAACTTCGTCGGCGAGACCGTAGACCAGAATGTGAACGAGGGCAGCGTCAAGGTGACCCTTGACCATTTCCGCGATGTCACCGTTCCGGTCACTTCCAAGGAAATGACCCTCGACATCAAGTCATTTTCTGAGCAGATCATATCTCCTGCGGTGCAGGCCATATCCCAGGCCATCGACAGCGATATTATCGCCGAAGGCATCGCAAACGCCGGCAACACCGTGAGTGGCACCGCGAACGCGGCCGACCTCAAGGACATTGCCAACATTGCCAAGGCATTTGACCTCAAGGGCGTACCGATACAGCAGCGCAGACTTCTCGTCAATCCGACGCACAAGTATCGCTATCTGACCACGGAGAACCTCTCAAAGGTCGCATACGCGGGCAACTCCGATGCCCTGCGTTCGGCGGAGCTCGGCTCTATTTATGGTCTTGACACCTATATGTCGCAGAATGCCCCCGATACCCTCGCGGCAACTGCGGGTACTGCGACCGCTGCAAAGGTCTCCTGCACCGCCGGCGAGACTAAGGTCGCACTCTCGGATGTCACTGCGACGACCGGCACCTTTAAAAAGGGCGACGGCTTTATCCTCGACGGCTATCTTTACAGATTTGCCGCCGATGCAACTGCCGCAAGCGGCGCGGTCGCCGAGGTCGCGATAGATCAGCCTATCCACCGCACTATTGCCTCGGACGCGGCAGTCAAGGTGTATCTCGTCAAAACGACCCACTCCCTCGCGTTCCACCGCAACGGCCTTGCACTCGTCACCCGTCAGCTTGAGCTGCCTATGGGCGCGAATAATGCGGCTATTGCATCGAGCAGGAACGGTCTTGCTATCAGAGTCGTATATGATTACGACATCAAGCACAAGACCGACCGCGTCAGCTTTGATATCCTGTACGGCGTCAAGACCCTTGACAGCGACATGACCGCAAGGCTGGTGGGCTGATATGACGGAGCAGAACAAGGCCGACCTCATAGCCCGGATGCGCGTGATGTTGGGTAAGGAAATGTCGCTGCCGGCTGCCCGGTATCTGCTGGATAGCGTCGAGTCCAAGGTATTGCGATATACCAAGCGGCGTGAGCTTGTCCCCGGTCTTGATCTGCTTGTGGCAGAGATAGCCGCGCAGCGTTACCGCACGCAGCAGCCGGGCTCTACCGATGCGGCTCAGACTGTTGCGAGCATAACGGACGGCGACCAGAGCGTGAGCTTTAAGCACAGCGACTCAGACCTCGCCACAACGGCGGAACTGAGCGACAGCGAAAAGGTGATGCTCAACGAGTGGAGGAGGCTTTTCTGGTGAAGATCCCCGACGCCTTCAAACGCGCACAGCGTGCCGTATTCCAGGACAAAACAGTCGAGCATTATAAAGCCGTCAAACAGACAGGAACGCTCGGCAGTGAAACAGTGAAGCCCGCAGAAACGCCTGCGGGCTCTTTTACTGTCAACTTCCGGCTTGTTACCGACGCTATGCAGGCGCAGGAATGGGGGCTGCAGTGCAACAAAGACGCCACCTTTTCAACATCCGATACGCTCGCTGTCGAGAAGGGCGACTATGTGAAATACGGTGGCGCTTATTACCGAATCACCGAGATCCAGCCGCACGACAGCCACACGCTGTATCTTTGCAAGGCGGTGAGCCGATGAGTATTGAAGTTAAGGGGCTCGGCGAGCTGGCGAAAAAGCTCGCAAAGCTCGGCGGCACTGATACCGCTATTTCAAACGGCACGCGCGAGGCGGCGCGAATAGTCAACAACAGCGCAAAAGAGTTGTGTCCAGTAGATAACGGCAACTTGCGCGCGTCGCTGCATACCGACTACAAGCGCGAGGGCAGCAAGCATATCGGCAGCGTATTGACCAATGTTGAATACGCCGCCTATGTGGAATTCGGTACGGGTCCTAAAGGTAACGGCACATATACTTATGAGCTCCCGGGCGGGATTCATTACAAGGCGGACAAGTGGCGCGGCAAAATCCCTGGTGTCGGCTGGCGAATGATAAGCGGACAAAAGGCGCAGCCGTATCTCTATCCTGCGCTTATAAACAATCGCGAAGCAATACTCGAGTGCTATAAGCGCGCGATACAACAGGAAATAAATCGTAAAGGCGGTCAGAAAAATGGTTGATATCGAACAGGTGACTTATGATGTGCTTTCACTCGCTGTACCGGGCGTGAAATGGTCTGCGGAATATCCGCAGAGTTTTGAACGGCACGGTTTGATAAAGCAGATGGATAACTCCGTTAAAATGCCATCCTCTTCGCGTCCGGATCATTTTTCCCGGATCGCCGTGCAGATTCAAGTGTGGATGGCTACGCCGGAGGGCAGGAACGAGGTCGAGAGGCAAGTCGACGATGCGATGCTCCGCCTCGGCCTGCTTCGCGGCTGTCCTAACCACCTTGAGGACGAACAGGAGGACGGTACGGTGTTATACCGCACCGTCCTGCTTTATAACGGAGTCTACGACAACAACACGAAGCGGTTTTACCGCAGTTAATAAGGAGGTAAGTACAAATGGAAGATTATCAGACTTCTATAGGCGTGATTCTGAAAATGGGCGCGAGCGCAGAAGCGGCAGCTGAAGTTCCCGGTCTGCTTGATTTTCCCGATATGCTCGGCGAATCGGACAAAATCGACGTGACCACGATGAAGGACACGCAGAGAAAGTATAAGCCCGGGCTTTCCGACCCCGGGGATATGGCGTTTACTTTCGGCTATGAGGGTATGAAGACCGGCACGAACTGGGCGACCCTCAAGGGAGCTAAGGATGCAGACAAGACCTTTATTCTGCTGTTCCCGGACGGTTCCGGTTTCACATGGACAGGCAGAGTGTCACTTTCGATGCCCGGAAAGGGCGTCGCAGAGGCGCTGACCTTTACTGCAAAAATCACTCCATCGTCGGATATAGAGGAATATACCTCGTCCGGCGGCTAAAGAACACATCGGCGGGGGAAACTCCGCCGAAAATTTAAAATAAGGAGACAACAACTATGCTTACTGCGTGTAATGCACCTTTTTATAGATTGACCGCCGGCGAGAAGGAGTACAAGCTCAAGCTCACGACGGCGACAAAAATCGAAGTGGAAGACCGTATAGGCTGCAGCCTGCTTGAAGCTCTTGACAAGCTGGCATACACCAAGGTCTTTGCAGTGACCCTCTGGGGCGCGCTGCAGAAATACCAGGCAAATATGACGCTCCCCAAGACATATGAGCTCATCGATGCGCTTGAAGCCGAGGGCTTTACCCTCGAGGACAGAGCGGACACATTCCTCGGCATTATGAAGGTGTCCGGTTTTTTTACACCGGAACAGATAGCGGACATGGAGCGGGAGGACGAGGAGCAGGAGATAGAGTAATCTTCTCCTCAGCGACCGAGTGGGTCGCGGATCTCAAACCTCGCGCTTTTGCGGTCGGGATAACCCCGGACGAATTCTGGAGCATGTCGGCCGGAGAGGTTGAGGACCTTATATCCGCAAGGCAAAAGGCAGAAAATGAGCGGCGTAAATGGCAGTTACAGCTGATATGGAATCTCGGGCAGCTTGATTCTTTCGCGTTTAACGACCCGAAAAAATATCCTACGCTTGAAAAGGCGTTCCCGTCAGCTTTCGGCATGCAGCAAACCGGGTGGATGGTAATCAAAGCTCGGATGTCCGCTTATGCCAAATCAAAAAACGCCGCAAGGCACAGGGCAGGTGAAAAAAATGACAGTTGAAGAACTGCAAGTGCTGATTACAGCAAACACCAAGGACTTTAACGCCAAGATTGATAAGGCAAACAAGAGGCTGGGGTCGCTTGAACAGCAGGCAACGCGCACGGGAGCGGGTGTCGGAAAGCTTTTTACAGGCATAAAAACTACCGCTGCCGTTGCGGTCATACGGGAAGTAGTAAGCGAGGTCAAGAAGTTGACGGACGCATATGCGGAAAACGAAGCCGCGCAGATGGGCTTGTCGAGCATATTGACCGCGCAGGGAAAAGACCTGAACGCCGCGAAAGCGTGGCTTAAATCGTATACTAAAGACGGCCTTATCCCGATGATGGACGCTTACACCGCGTATAAGAGACTCGCGGCGGCAGGGTATTCCGACGAGCAGACACAGTCCATACTGACTAACCTGAAAGACTCGGCAGCGTTTAACCGTCAGGGCAGTATGACGATGGGCGAAGCCATCAAGAGCGCGGCCGAAGGTATCAAAAACGAAAACAGCATTCTTGTCGACAACGCCGGCGTTACAAAAAACCTGTCCGTTATATGGGATGAATATGCGGCATCGATAGGCAAGACTGCAGCAACGCTGACCGACGCAGAAAAGCGCATAGCCACGACACAGGGCATCATGCGGGAGACGGCATTCCAGACCGGAGATGCCGCGAAATATGCGAACACCCTCGCAGGAGCGCAGGCCGCTTTGAAAGCTCAGACAAAAATGTTGTCGAGCGCGCTCGGGTCAATGTTTGCGCCGGCTTTGCAGCAGTGTATTCCGCAGGTCACGGCGTTGCTTGAAAGATTGACTGCCCTCGCCGAAAAAGCCGGGCAAGTTATGGCTATATTGTTCGGCACGTCGAGTGCAACGAGTCAGACATCATCAAACACATCTAAACTTGCCAACAGCACACAGCAAGTGTCCACAAACCTCGGCAGCGCGGCGAAAAAGGCAAAGGATTATAAGAACGCTTTGCTCGGCATCGATGAAATCAATCGTCTCGGAACGCCGGATACCGGATCTGATAGCGGCAGCGGCGGAAGCAGCACAACGGTATCGAGCGGAGGAAACAATTTTAAGAGCCCATTTTCCAACGCTGACAGCGTTATTGACCCGAAGCTTGCAGAGCGCGCAGAGAAGCTGAAGCAGAAGCTTGAAAAAGTGAAATCCACAGTCTCTGCGCTTGAGCCGGTGATAAAAGGAGCTGCAGCCGGCGCGGCCGCCGCTTTCGGCGTAAAGGTTCTGAGTAAGTGGTACTCCGGCGCAAAAGGTGTGTGGAATAGCTTTAAGGGGCTGAGAGTTGTCTCTACTTTTGCTGAAAGCTTTTCGTGGATAAAGGAGACCGGAGGAAGCACAGCACAGGCGTTAGGTTATGGATGGAAGAAAGCTGCGGGCGCCGCCAAAGACAGTTTGAAACAGTTCCGAACGGGTTTGTCGGCAACTCAAAAAGCGATGATAGGCGCGGCGGGATTCGTGGCATCGCTGGCAATGGCAAAATCCGCTTTTAAGGCATTCGGCGCGGGCGCAGAAGACGCCAAAGCGAAACTTGCGGTTATGGCAGTAGGACTTACTGCCGTTGCAGTGGCTATGTATGCGGCGTTGGGTCCGGCCGGACTGGTCGTCGCGGCAATTGGTGCAATCACGGGAGCTATCATAGGTTTTGAACAGGGCGCAGATGAGCTTGCAGAAAAGACCTACCAATCCTCCGATGCCTATAAGGTGTTGTCAGAAAACATCGCATCCTCTGAGGCAATCATCCAAAGAACAAAGGAAAATATGGATGGTCTTAATCAGAAGATAGAGGGATTGAACACCGTCAGTGCGGAGTACGGTGCAGTTAAAATGCTCACCGACGAGATATATCAGCTGAGCGAAAAGTCAAATAAGTCCGCCTATGAAATGGACTTGATGCGCGTCAAAGTCGACACTCTGAATGCTATGAATATCGACGGATTGCATTTGAGTATCGACGAGACCAAAGGCGTAGTTGTGGAGACTAAGGACTCAATTTACGGGGTCATAGAGGCTTTGAAGAAACAGGCCGAAATGGCTGCAATACAAGACATTCTGACTGAGTCATACAAAGCCTCTTATCAAGCAACAATTGACAACAAGACGGCGACTGACAATTACAAGGTTGCGTCAGATAGGCTTGCCGAGGCACAAAATAAGCTAAACGAAAAGGCGGCAGAACTTGACAAGAAAAATCAGGGCGTATCAGGTGGCTTTCGTGATGTCGCGAACTGGATATCGCAAAAGCTTAGTCCGGAATATCGAACTCTTAAAAAAGAAGTCGAACACGCCGAAGACGCTTTGGAACAGTCACGCAAGGCTATTAAGAACACGTCTGCTGCAATGGATGACGCAAGCAAAAAGACGAAGTATTATTCGGATCAGCTCGTCAAGCTTAAAAATAACATCAACAATATAAACGGTGTAAGCTGCGATGTGACAGTAAAAACCCGATCTACCGGGGCACAGCAGTATGCATCCGGCGGATATCCTGATACCGGACAACTCTTTATTGCTCGAGAGAGCGGCCCCGAGATGGTTGGACAAATCGGAGGCAGGACGGCAGTTGCCAACAACAGCCAAATTGTGGACGGTGTTTCTTCGGGTGTTGAGCGCGGTGTTGAAAGAGCTATGGAACGAAGCAATGGCGGAACCGTAACGATTGTCGTTATGAACGAGCGCGGTGATATTGTAAACGAGCTTAGAAATGTCAACATGCGTGCCGGTAAAGTAATCATTCCGATAAACGAATAAAAGCCCTCTCAATCGAGAGGGCTTTTCCTTTGTAATATTGCGTCAGTCCACTTTTTCACCAAGTGCTCTGGAAATCTGCAAATATTGTCCGTCTTGGACAGTGATATATGCATTGTTGCTGAAGTTATCGTTAGCAACGATATTATCGCCGTAATTGTACGAACTCGACAGCACGGCGTAATAACCGTCGTTTCCCGCCTCAGTGGCAACGAGCTTGTACTCTCCGGCGGGAATATCCTTTCCAATCTTATAAACCCCTTCGAGCACGGCGGAACTGTTGAAGTGCATGTCCGGAGCTTTTTCCGAGGGACACATTTCTGCCCGTGTAATTTCTATGTATTCGCCGTCCTTGACAGTGGCATAAACCCAAGTGTCAAAGTTTTCGTTAAAAATAATCGAATCTCCGGAACTGTCGGACGACACACAGAAATATCCTGAATAATCTTTTTCTGTGGCGATTATCCAGTATTCTCCGGCGGGAATGTCTTTTCCAACCTTGTACATTCCCTCGCCGTAATGGTCATTCGGCAAATCTACTTTGCTGATATTATCTGGAGTAGTGGGGGAGTTGGTGGTTGTAGAATTGCCGCATCCACAGAGCCCAATCAGCATAATACCTGCGATAAGTAAAGCAATAAATTTTTTCATCAGAATTTCTCCCTTTTCTTTTTAATCTATCATATTTCATTTTTTATGTCAAGAAAGAAGGTGGAACAGCAGTGGCAACCGCTTTTAATCCCGGCGACAATCCGATAGCTACCGTGGACGGCGTAACTATGCCGGTATATCCGGACTCGGAGGACGGATATAAATGGGAGCTTGAGGACGCTTCGGCTAGCGACGCAGGGCGTACCGAAGATGTCGTCATGCATAAAAAACGTATAGGGCAGACCGATGCGGTAACGCTTAAATTTTCCGGGTTGTCCATAGCGAACGCGAGCAAGATTCTGAAAATGTTCAATCCGGAGTATATAACGGTCAAATACTTAAATATGCTCGAGGGCGGATATGTAACAAAAGAGTTTTATGTCGGCAACAGAAGTGCGCCGCTGTACAACAGCAGTCTGAATGTTGTTGACAATGTGACCTTTAAAATCGTGGCGCGAAAGGGGTGATGTTATGTATCCAATAACTTCTGCCGGGCTTGCTGCTCTGCGAGAGGATGTGGTGCAGTCCGTCAATATCCTCTGTACGCCTACAAAAGGCACGGCATTTAATATTACCGACAAAGACATCATCGGCGCGGTAACGGTGGACTGGTCGAGTGTCACGGGCAGCAAGCTTGATTTGGGCTCGGCGTGTATGTCGGAGCTGAGCTTTACCCTTGAAAATACCGACGGCGCGTTTGACGATAAGGTGTTTGAGGGCGCACAGCTGTATGTCACTACAAGCTTTCCGACGGGCTCGACAACGGAGACCGTGCCTATCGGCTATTACACGGTGGACAGCCCTCCGCGCAAGCTCCGGAGCATCAAAATAACGGCTTATGACCGCATGGCGAAGTTTAACCGAGCCTATGATACTGAGCTTGCCTATCCTGCAACGCTGTATCAGATAGTCGCCGATGCCTGCACGAAGTGCGGGGTATCGCAGAAGCTCCCGACGAACACGCTGCATCGAGGTGTGTTGATACCTAAACGCCCGAAGGCGGACAATATGACCTATCGTCAGGTGCTTGTCTGGGCTGCGGAGCTTATGGGCGTGAGCCTGTATATCGACTATGACGGCAAGCTGACAGGCGGGTGGTATGCGACAAACGCCAAGCACACGGTTATAAAAGCTTCAGATCGTTTTACTTCCGGCAATACAGACTTTGCCGAAAACAACATAGTGTTCTCCGGCGTGCGCATCGTCGGAAACGACGAGAACAAGACTGAATACCTCGCAGGCACAAAGGACTATGCCTTTAACATTGAGGGCAATCTTCTTGCGCAGAGCGATATGAATCTCAGCACACTGGCAACGGAGCTTAAAACCGCACGGTGCAGTCTTACATACACTCCGATGTCCTGCACTACGCACTCGTTTCCGCACCTTAGACCGCTTGATATTATGAAGTTTGAGACGGCGCAGGGGACGAAAAAGGTCGTGCTGACAAATGTCAAGTGGCAGTCACAGAACCGCTGCACGAAGCTCGAGGGCAAGGGCGAAACGGCAACGCAGTCGGGATATGCCACAATGGGCGCGTTTACACCGAAGCAGCAGGCGATACTCGAGCAGACCCGCGCTCAGCAGGCGGCGCAAATCAACGACTTTGAGCAGGCGACCCTCGCGCTGAACGAGACCATCGCGAATAGTATGGGCTTATATGTCACGCAGAAAGCAGACAGCAGCGGCGCGGTAATTACTTATTACCACGACAAGCCTACGCTCGAGGGGAGCAACACTATCTACTGCCGCAACGCCGGCGGTTATGCCTGGACCAATAACGGCTGGAACAGCGGATCGCCGAACTGGGAGTACGGTGTATCAAAAGACGGTGACGCGGTTATCCGAAGCATTGCCGCAAACAAGATGTCTGCGAGTTATATCACTACGGATATCCTCTCGTCGCCGACCGGAAAGTTTTCTTTTAACTTGGACACGGGTCACATCGAAGCTTCCGACATCAACATCACTGGCGGCGATATAAACCTTGACGGCGGTAGCCTGTCGATAGAGAGCGATGCATTTAAAACCGACTTGTCGGGCGGATATCTGCAAATGTACTACGCCACAAATATGGCGACGGGTACAAATTACAATTATTTGACTGTTACTGACGCAATGGTGGACAACTACTATTACGCGACATTTGCGTCGCCGTTGCCAAGCATTGATGGGATAAACACAAAAGGCTTTAGATTCGGCGAAAGCGACGAGAACAAAACCGGAATAATACATTGGCAGACCGATTATGCGCTTATCGAAAAGGCAAGAGCGCGGTTTAGACAGTGTGTCGAGGTCAACGAGATAATGACTGTTGACAGTAACGGCGAAAGTATAGGTTTTATATCTCACGCCCCATTCAGGTCAACGGATATAAGTGCGGAAATAGGTGCGACAAACGAAGCAAAAGCGTTTATGCAGCTTGCTAATAACTCAAAAGGCACAATTCCGGCGCGAATCAACATCTACTCAAGCGGTAGCGGCGGAGCGGGCATGAGCCTTGAACTTAAATCCGGTGGCGGGTACACTGGACGACTGTTTGTTGACAACACCGGTTTGTATGCGGAGTTTAACGGCAACGGTATTTACAAAAAACTTGCGTAAGGAGGTAAGTCTAATATGATAAAAACTGAACTCGGAAAAAAACTCGGTACAGCCAGAGAAACGGCAAGGCAGCTTGAACAGGAGACAAAGCAGCTGACGAGGCGACTGGAATATGTCCGTACCGAGCTTATCAAACAGCTCGGTAAAATAGAGATGCTCAATGAAATGTTGCAGGAAGAGGAGACGGTAGACGATGCGGACAACCACGATAACGATTGATTATGCTCACCCGCGCGGTTATGAGATAGGTTACCAGGGCGAGAACAATATTGTAAATCTCGTCTTGCCTGTACCTTCGCATATCGAAGGGGCAGACGGTTACAGAGTGTATTTCGAATCCTCAGCCGGAGAATATTTGCAGACCGAGTTATTAACCCCTGTTGACGGATGTGTGACTGTCACATTGACGAGTGATATCATCCCTGCACCGGGGCAGATAGCCGCGCAGCTGGTGGCTTTTGCGGATGGCGATATCATTGGCAAAGCCCCCGTGATTTATGGCACTGCGTTGTATGCGATACCAAGCGGCAGCACAGAGCAAGTGAGCAAATCGATTGAAGCAGAGATAGCCTTAAATTCCGCCGCACGGCACAGCCATGCCAACAAAGCAGTCCTCGACCTGCTGTCCGAATCTGACGGCAAGCCTACCTATAACGGCGAGGCTTTAGGCGGTGGCGCATCAACGGCAGAGGACATCAGCTACACGCTGTCAGAAGATGTTCAAACCACTTTCCCGGATATTGTTGAGCTTGAGTCTGACACAGTTAAAAGCGGACTTGATGTCGCAATGTATTATGCGATTGCGGGCATGTTTGCAAAAAACATTGCATGCGATCTTCCATCTGCAACAGGCACGATTACAGTTAATTTGCAGTCTGTTATAGATGGCTGGCATCCGATTCTTGAGAAGGCACATGAGCATGATAACAAATCCGTGCTTGACAAGCTTTCCGCCGCCGACGGCAAGCTCCAATACAACGGCTCAGATGTCGGACTCAAAGGCGCCGCGGGAACACCGGGTAAAAACGGTACTGACGGCAAGACTCCGGTCAAAGGTACCGACTACTGGACTTCGGCGGACAAGGCAGAAATAGTCAACGACACACTTGCCGCCATGCCGAAGTGGACAGGAGGTAATTACTGATGGCATACGACAAAGTAGTTGACTCCGCTGCGCTTGACGCCGCTATGACCTATACAGCTGGTCGCATTCGTGCCAAGACAGGCGATACTAATCAGATTGCGTGGGACTCCACCAAAGGTTTTGGCGACGCGGTTGACGCTATAGCTGGTTCAGACGAGGATGCAATAATCCAGCGCACCATATCGGGCACATATTCAAATGACCGTATAACGACGGTCGGAGCGTGCGCATTTTTAGGATGTCAGGCTCTTACAGCGATTGATTTGCCGAATGTTACTCAAGTTAAACGAAACGCTTTTGAGTCGTGCAATCGCTTACAGACAATAAATCTTCCTAAGGTCACCGAGTTTGACAGAGCGGTTTTTTTAAACACTTCAATACAACAAGCTGATTTCCCTTTAGTGACAACAATCGGATACGGGTGTTTTTACGTGGCGGCATCTCTGACATCTGCAAACCTACCTCTTATTACGGATTTACCCGCTGATACCTTTCGCCTCTCGGCAATTCAAACAGCCGATTTTTCGGCGGTAACAAATATAAACCGAACGGCGTTTACCGACTGTACATCCCTTGAAACGCTCATTATCCGCACTCCGTCTGTTTGTGTGATTTCCGACATTTCGATTGCGTTGCGTGGAAGCAAGATAGCAGCGGGCACGGGGTATATTTATGTGCCGGACAACCTTGTTGACAGCTACAAGGCGGCGACAAACTGGGTTGCTCTTGCAAATCAAATTAAGCCGATTTCGGCGTTGGAGGCGAGCACATGATAAAAACAGAGACACGCACAAACGGGCTTATCTACACTTACAGCGATGTCGGCAAGAAAATTCAAAAGGTCGGTACAGACGAGATATATGACACCGCCATAGATTTGCCGAATGCCGGATATACCTACGCGGAGACCGATACGGACAGCGAAATAACCGCCGAAGAGGCACTGGAAATAATTACAGGAGGTGCGGATATATGACACGGACGCAGGCAAAACGCTTCCGCGAGATGATAACAAAAGCCGCCGCGAAGCTAACAAACGCCGAAGCTCTGACAAGTATCAGCTTGTTTGAACCGTGGAGCGGCGAAAAAGATTATTCTGTCGGCGACAGGGTGCGCGACGGCGGGAAACTCTACCGTTGCTACAATGCGATATCCGCCAATCCCACATGGCTACCGAGCGCAACTCCCGCACACTGGGAGCGCGTGACTGTCGGTGAGGACGGCACTATAGAGAATCCGATAACTGCCGCTGCCGGTATGCGGTATTTCAAGGACAAGTACTATCTCGACGGCGGCAAAATTTACAGATGCATACGCGACGACAGCAACGGTCAAGGTACTATCTTGCAGTATGTACCGTCGCAGCTTGTGGGCATTTACTTCGAGGAGGTGACTACATGAGCGGTGTAAACATCTTCTTGACGATTCTTAGTGCGTGCGGGACTATATGCGCAATAATCTTTGGCTATATCGCCTATAAGCGGAACGGTAGGAGCGATAACAAAGATGAGGGCAAAAAAGATGGTGTCGTTTTAACGGAACTCGGATACATCAAAAGTGGCGTTGATGACATCAAAAGAAAGCAGGAAAAGCAAGATGACCAGATAGGAAAGGCGGTCGAACGGCTGAGTTCTGTCGAATCGTCCGCCAAACAGGCGCACCACAGGATCGATACGATCGAACAGCAGCTTTATAAAAAATAAGGAGGTTATTTATCATGACGAACAAAGAACTCGCAGCGAAGGTGAAAGATATCGCGCTGCACTACAAGACGCTTTATGTGAACGGCTGCTTCGGCGCACCGCTTACGGCATCCAACAAACAGCGTTATTGCAACAATAACGACTACAACAGAGATCCGAGCAGACAGAAGATGATAAAAGCGGCATCAGCTGACACCTTCGGTTTTGATTGCGTCTGCCTTATAAAGGGCGTGCTTTGGGGTTGGACAGGCGATAAATCCAAACCCTACGGCGGCGCGAAGTACGCTTCGAACGGTGTGCCGGATATCAATGCAGATGCGATGATCCAGAAGTGTACAGGCATCAGCACAAACTTCAGCAAAATCGAAATCGGAGAAGCCCTGTGGTCTCCGGGGCATATCGGCGTGTACATAGGTGAAGGGCTTGCAGTCGAGTGTACGCCGCGCTGGGCAAACAAAGTGCAGATAACTGCTTGTAATTGTACCAAGGCAGGATATAATCGCCGCGATTGGTCGAAGCATGGTAAGCTGCCGTATGTCAACTATGTCGCTGGCGCGGCGCAGACGAAGCCTCAGGGTACAAGGAAATCTGTCGATGAAGTTGCGCACGAAGTAATCAACGGCCAGTGGGGCAACGGTGCCGACCGTATGACGCGCCTGCGCAATGCCGGGTATGACCCGAACGAAGTGCAGAAGCGCGTAAACGAAATTGTTTACGGTCAGAAAAAGCCGGCGAAAAAATCCGTTGACACTGTTGCACGCGAGGTCATCGAGGGCAAATGGGGCAATGGCGCGATTCGAAAAATCAGGCTCAAAGCGGCGGGCTATAATCCTGCCGAAGTTCAGAAGAAAGTAAATCAGCTGCTTAAATAAGGAGGACAAGCACATGGAATACATAAAAGCATTTTGGGACAGCTGTGGAATGGGCATCCTTTGCACCATTCTGACAGCTATAGCATCATACCTCGGCGTATGCGCGAAGAAGCTCTTTCAGAAGTATTTTGACGACAAGACGAAGAAAGCGGTTGCCAAGACCTGCGTCGAGGCTATCGAGCAGCTCTACAAGGATCTGCACGGTCAAGAGAAATATGATAAGGCTGCCGAAGCAATCGTTGAAATGCTGAATGAAAAAGGCATAACGATTACCGACCTTGAGCTGAAAATGCTGATAGAAGCCACGGTGAGCAAATTCAATGAAGCGTTCCGTAAAGACTACGGATTTGATACCGATGATAATACTACTATTGAGGGCTTCAAGGACTCGGCAAAGGAGGAACAGTGATGATAACGGCAATCCTTTACAATTTGCTAAATAAGGTTGGGCTTTATGCTGTGGGTATTATCGTGCTTGTGCTCAAAATTTTTGGCATGATTTAAACTAATGACAAACACAAAAAAGCCGGGCAAGGGATTTCTCCCCTGCCCGGCTTTTTGCTTCGGTACGCCATGTGGTTTAATTACCGCATAGTAGTATGTATTATTTTGTCTTTCCTTTGCCGACCGCAAAATTTATATTGTATTCTTTACAAGCTTTTTCAAGCTTCTTAAAATCGCAAGAAATGCCTGTTAGAAATTTGTTCTTACTACTCACAACATCGAAGTATGTCATTTGTGCGTGGTTGATAATGTCTGCTTTCATACGATTGCAGGTTTCCACTTGGTGCTGTAATAGTCTTTTATATTTTTCGTCTTCTTCGGCGGAAATATCAAAATCAATTAGAGCATCTTTATGCACAGGAATCATATTATTGAATCCCAGCAAACCGTATCTCCCATTTTTTAATTTTAAAATATGTTTTCCGGGCTTGATTTTCGCGTGATTCTCTTTCGGTGACTCCATTGGAACGAAGTAATTAAATCCGCCGAATTTAAACACTACTCCAACGTAAGGTCTTCGAGCATTTTTGTTGTATTGAACTTTATGATCTCTGCTATGAAGATAACGTATATAATGATCGCTTACTTTGTAAATATGTAAATTTTCCAT